GTACTACATACAGAAATATTACAATGATCTTTGCGCCGATGATCTGATAGACGCCTGTTTCTATGACGGCAGTGTAAAAACACTGCAAGATTTCACATCTTTATGCCTTGACAAATACGGTATCTTCGTGCTAATATGGGACGAAGATAGGCACGAAGTAGTTGGGCATTTACGCCTAGCTGGATTCGAGGGGTTGGTGAGTCGTGCGCATTTTGGGTTTCTCAGAAGAGTACATGGAAACGGGTATCCGATGCAGATGGGCAGAGAAGTGGTTAAACAAATATTCGATACCAAGCGATTGAACTCGGAATTGCCCTTGACTAGTACCCTAGTCGGGCTGATCCCTGAGCGGAATCGTCTCGCCCTGCGTTTTATAGACCAGATTGGTTTTAAAAAGCTGGCGGTGATACCCGGAGCGTGTTATTTCGACAAAACTCAAAGCCATGAAGCCGGTGTGTTATCCATTTTGAGCGCAAACGCGTATACGGGGCATTAAATGGGTGGTGGAAAAGGTGGTCAGAGTCAAAGTCCTCAGTTTGCACCGGCACAATCGCAAGCTGATTTCGATTATCTTCAGCAAAACCCCGATGTAGCTGCCTCTGGGATGAATCCTTATTGGCATTATCAGATGTACGGCATACATGAGGGGCGACAATACGGCCAACCGCCACCCTCCGAAGAGAGTTTTGGCATGGAGAACCCCTTTGAGGGGCTTTTCAAGCAAATGGAGGACCAACGGCAGTCGGAATATGCGGAACAACAGCGACTTGCCGAGCAAGCTGCCGAGCAACAGCGTATTGCGGAAGGCCGAGCGCACCTTGATGAGTTATTTGCCGGTAAACTCGACGCCGCCAACCGTGCCAAGACCGAAGTTGAGGCACAAATCACCAACGAGCTAGCCCACGCGGCCACTCATGGCCTGGATTACGCCGTTACTGATCAAGAACGGGCCGACAGGATCAACAATCTATTCGGTGACTACTGGTCTGAAGGTCAAGAGACTGATATTTCCAATTATACCCGCGATTTTGGCGACAGTAAACACGTCTGGACCCTGCCAATCGTGCGGGGAACCAAACCGGGGTCAGCTACAGGGGCCTTGCAGGACGTTAAAGTAGGCGGTCCGGTATCTGGGCCAAAAGGTGGTACTGTACTCACCGACGAGGAAGAGGATACCACCGCAGAAAAAGACAAAACCTTACTTGGTGTTTAATATGGGTGGTGGCAAAGGTCAAAGTACCCCGGCTCCCGCGTATGCTCCTCCTCCTTCGTCTTCTCAGGAGATGGATTATACGCCGATGATAAAAATGATGGGGGATGCCATGCTGATGGCTAGCAGTCTGAGCAAACCTATCAACACTCCCCCTCCGGCGATAAAGTCTGCTCCCACTATAGATTGGGGAGCCAAACAGAATGAGATCGCTAAACAGTCTCAGTCTGACGTGCAAGAAGAACTACGTAAGCGCCGGGGTAGAGCGTCTACTGTCCTGACTAGTCCACTAGTTAACGAGGAAGACCCGACAACTGTAGCGGCAAAACCATCTGGTGTAAAATGAGCACAAAAGTCTCCGAACTCCGCGCCCTTTACAATGAGGCCATAGCCAATGCAAACGATTGGTTCGCAGAAGGAAAACAAATTTCACGTTTTATATTCCCGAAAAACGGGAGATTTGATAATTTTTCGAATCCAGTCAAAAAGAATGCTTATTCTCGCGCTGCAATTGTTAACCCCGTTGCGGTCACTGCGTTTGCGATTCTTACTAGTGGTCTACACGGACGGCTTACCGGCCAAAATCGTAGCTGGTGCCGACTCGAATTTGCTGACACTAAAGCAAAAGCCAACTCCATCCTGAGCAACTGGCTATATGATACCCAGAAACGACTGCACAAAGCCTGGAACCTTTCCAATTTTTACGAGGTTATGCCGATATGCTATAAGGAATGTGCTGGATTTGGTACTACTGCTCTGCATATCGGAGATAGCGACACTCGGATTTTTAACTTTGATCCGATGACCTTTGGCGAATTTGTCTTTACTCTCGATCCGGATGGCGGGGTAGATAAGTTCTTTCGTCAGATAGAGTTTTCCGTTCGTCAGCTGGAACTCCGCTACGGCAGAGAAAATCTGCCAGAGGCCATGCAAGATACCCTCAAGGATAACAAAGCGGCTATGTTGCAGAAGTTCAGCGTCATTCAGTGCATCTTTGTTGAGAAGTATCTCGACAAGCCTATAAAATCTGTCCACTTTCTCGAAGGTAGTTCTTCCGGTAACAACATGGCCGCTAATGCGGTACAGCAAGACCCTGAAGCGTATCTCAAAATGGCAGGGTACTATGAGTTTCCTGTACCCGTAGCCCGCTGGGATGTAGTGGGGTCTTATCCTTTCGGGCTCGGTTTAGGCTCGGATGTGTTGCCACTGGTAAAGAGACTGCAAGAAATGGAGAAGTCCTTTCTGGTAGCGACGCATAAGGCCGTGGAACCTCCGTATAACATACCCTCGAAAATGAAAGGGGCGGTTAACTTGCTTCCGGGTGGGCATAACTACTCGTCCGACCCAGAGCATAAGATTGAACCTATACTAAATGGAGCATTTGACTATGCAGGAGTATCAAACGCAGCTGAGCGTGTCGAAGCGGCTATACAGAAAATGTGTTATAATGATGTATTTCTTACAGGTATGCGCGATCCAAACGCTAGCCCTCTTAAAGCAAGGCAGGTTGACGCCCAAGAAGACGAGGGGGTAATTCGGATGGGGCCAATAATTGGCCGCTTCTATAAAGAGCTACTGACCCCTATCGTACAGAGGTCAGTAGCCAGTATGCTACGACGAAATCTGTTATTACCTATTGACCCGAACATGCTGAAGGATGCGGGGGGAGTGAACGTTATTCTGGTAGGTCCATTGGCTCAGCAACAGAAACTTATCGAAGTTCGTGCAATACAAAACTTCTTCTCTTTCATGGCGGGTATTGTACCATTTGATGACACGGCACGGGATAAGGTTAATATCGACCGCACCATTGATGAGGTTGCCGATATGACCGGCGTACCAAGTGTCATCCTTACCACTGATGATGAACTGCTGCAACGGAGAAAAACCAGAGAGCAGGCAGCTATGGAGCAGAAGCAAAAACAGGATGCGGTACTGCGGTCGCAGATCGGTAACGAGAATACGGCTACCGGGGCCACCGCTGCTAAGGACTACGCCGCAGCTGGTGTTGATATGTCACAAGTGCTTAGGGAGGGCGCTATATGACAATTCGCAGTATAACTTTATTATCAGCTCAGAAAAGGGTGGAGAAAGAACGAAAAGAATTTTTACACGCTCAAAGAATAAGACTTGCAAATTACAAGACATTGTTGCATAATAATACTGCAGCTAGGGAACTTATACTAGAGATTCTGGATTATACCGGATTCAACGCAGTAACCCGAACAGCAGATAATCAACTATTCATGGCCGAGGGAAGACGGCAAGTTGGCAGAGAGATAATCGACCTTTTATATGCAATAGATCCACTACTCTATGCCGAACTAATAAAACAACGAGGAAAACAAGATGGCAGATCCAACCACGACGACACCACCGGAACCGCAGACGACAACTCCGCCGACGACGACCCCGCCGACGAATAGCCCCCCTCCGGTTCCGCCTACAACTCTGACGGACCCCGCCGCCCAAACCTCGACGGGTTCTCCCCCGGCTGGTGGTCCCGATGGTCAGGGGGGCGCGGGGCCGACTAGTGAAACTAGTTGGCTTTCCGCCCTACCTGAAGACCTCAGAGGAAATGAACGTCTTGCAGGCTTCAAGTCGCCTGAAGAATTGGCGAGAGCTTATGCCACGGCCAAGTTGGCGGCTGAAGTACCGGCTGCGGAAGCGTACAAACTCCCTGAAGGAATTGCAGTAAAAGACATTGGCAAATGGGCAAATGAAGCGGGCCTTTCTCAGGCACAGCTTGACAAAGTGTTAGCCCTTGATCAACAAGTTAGGACTCAAAACGAGCAAGCCGTCGAGCAGTCCAACAAGGCAGGGCTTGAACAACTTTTCCAGAGCTGGGGGCAGGAAAAAGACACGAATATCCGCCTTGCCAAACAGGCCGTTGCCTTCTTTGACAGTGAGGATAAGGAACTGGCAAATTTCCTTAACCTTACCAGAGCAGGTAATCACCCTGTAGTGGTACGGTACTTTGCCCGTATGGGCCAAAGACTTTTGAAAGAAGATGTTTTCGTGCCGAATGGTGACTTGAAGGGGAGAACAGGGCAACCAAAAACGGCGGCTGAAACTATTTTTGATGGTAAGTAAACTCAATTCCGCAAGGAGATACTACAATGGCATTTGATCCCACCTCCGGAGCCGAATACCCGAACCTCCTCAATCTCGCCCGCAGACAAGACCCTAACGGCAAGATTGCGAAGATCGTCGAACTCCTCAACAAATCAAACGCGATTTACGATGACGCCTATTGGGTAGAAGCCAACGGCGTTACTTCGCATCGCACCACCATCCGCGCCGATATTCCGTCCGGTACTTGGCGTAAGTTTAACTACGGCGTTAAGCCAATTAAATCCAATACCGCTCAGGTCGATGATGTCTGCGGTATGCTCGAAGCTCGGTCCCTTATCGACGCGAAACTTGCCAAGCTCAACGGCAACGCCAAAGAGTTTATGCTTACCGAGTCGATGGCGATTCTGGAAGGTATCAATCAAAGTCTCAACTCCACGTTGCTTTACGGGGATTTGGTGGCCTACCCGGATCGCTTCAACGGCCTCACTGTGCGCTACGGCAATCTTGGCCTGCCAACCGGCAAACCTTCCGCGCAGAGCTACCTGAATCAGGTTATCGGCAACGGTGGTACTACCGCTGACGTACAGACTTCCGTCTGGTTGATCGTCTGGGGTCCGAACACGGTCCATATGTTCTACCCCAAAGGGTCCACACAAGGTATCGAATCTCAAGACCTGGGTGAGATCGACGCCTACGATGCTGACGGCGGCGTATATCGCGCCTACGCCAACCGCTTTGCGGTTACTGCGGGCCTCTGCGTTCGCGACTGGCGATATGTCGTCCGTATCTGTAACATCGACGTGGCGGCTATCGCGGCAGATGCTACCAAGGCGGGGGCAATCGCCCTGTATCGAAACATGATCGCTGCTATCAATACCATTCCTGTTCTGAGCATGGGCCGTGCCTGCTTCTACATGAATCGCGCGGTCAAAAATATCCTCGATATCGCCGCCGTTGACAAGTCCAACGCCGCTCTGAAGCAGGAGGAGGTCTTTGGTAAATCTCAGACTACTTTCTGGGGTATCCCCCTCAAACAGTGTGACTCCATTCTGCTGACCGAGGCCGTGGTTTCCTAATCAAAAAATAAAGGTTCTTAAAGGAGAATCACTATGGGTATGCTGGACAAATCATTGCTTTGGCTTAACTCCGAGGCGTACAACGCTACTCCCGCACCGATTGACCTGGGGGAGGCTGTTAACCCCGGAGGCGGTAAGTCCATTGACGCTTTCATCGTTTGTGCCGCCAAAGATATGGCTGGAACTACCGCCCTGGTAATCAAAGGCGGAACCACTTCGGCGGGGGCCACGGGAACCACCTTGGCGACTCTGGTCGTAACCCACACGCAGATCAATGCGGGTTTCAACTTTCGTTTGCCTCACACTGGACTGCTGCGGTTCGTAACCATCTCGCTGACGAACGTCAGCGCGGGTACAAAGATTACCGCTGGTCTGCATCCTTGGGGCGTCCAAGACGCTAAGTAAGGTGGCGTTATGGGTATGCTCGATCACGCGCTTATGCTGCTCGAAGAGGGTGCCTTTGACGACACCCCCACCCCCGTAGATATCGGTTCGTCCTTAAATCCTGGCGGTGGACATCCGATTGAGGTAAGTGTCTCTTGCGGGGGTAGGGATGCGGAAAACGCTGTAGACGGTGAAAGTGTCCCCTTGGACATTACCCTGAATATCACCACGGGGCTAACCGAAGCAGCAGTTGGTGACACCACAGTTGCTACCTATGCGATAACTGCGGATGAAATAAACGCGGGGTTTATCTTTTATCTCCCCGTAACAGGGCTGTTGAGGTGGGTAACGGTAGCATTTACCAACCTGGCGGCTGGAACCAATATGAATGTGAGCCTCACCCCCTACGGGGTGCAGGACGCATTCTAGGAGTACGAGAATGAAAAAAGGCAAAGGAAAAGGCGGCAAAGGCGGGGGCCGCTGCTAAAATAGGCTGATGGGAGTTGGCCGATACACCCGACTAGGAAACTAGTCGGGTATTTTTTGAGGAGAAAAACATGGTTACATGTGTATGTATACGGGACTGTTACATTACCCCGAAAGGTCACAAAACCTCTTCTTATTTTGAGCGGGGGGATGTTCGGCAGTTCGAGGAAGTTCCCAATCATTTTATCCCGGTAGACGGCTCGGTAGTCGCGCAGAAGACAGAGGAAAATCTGCCCAAAGCGGCTGTTGATTCCGGGGTTGTCGAGCAAAGCGGCCAATTTTCTTTCGCCACAGCGGGGGAAGAGGTGCTGCTGGCCGCAGAGTATGACCTTCAGCAATTGAAGGATTTTGGCAGTATCAATTACGGCGCGGTATTCAATGAGACGGACGACAAGACGGTTGTCGTTGCCAAGTTTGTTGACGCCCGCTATCGTAGTGTCACCGCCAAAAGCGCCATAAATGCGGCCAACGTTAGTATTTTAAAGTAACAAGGGTGGGCTATGTCATCTGATATAGAGATATGCAACGTCGCGTTAGCCCTAGTCGGGGCTGATGAGATAAGAGCGTTCGACAAAACAACCAAGCGGGAGAGATTGTGCGAGATAATGTACAACTACCTTGTTCCTGCACTTACCGCTTGTTTTGACTGGTCTTTTGCCAGGTGGCTGGCCCCCCTTCGTGTTATGGATGAGATGCCAACTACCGATTTTGGTATAGCCTATGAGATTCCTATAGATTGCCTGCGGGCTCTCGATATCATGCCGGAAGGTAAAGGGCAAAAGTGGGAGCAAGTCGGATCTGCTATCTACACCTCTGTCCCGGCACCAGTGTTGAAGTACATTCGCAGTGTACCTAACGCGGGCTCTCTTCCTCAACACTTCGTAAACGCTTTGACTGCGGCTATTGCGGCGGGTATAGCCCCCGGTATAAAGCAGGATGAGAAGTACGAGGCAAAACTGAAGCAAGAGGCGGCTATCGCCTTGGTGGTGGCTCAGGACGCCGATACCCAGATAGGTAATCGACATAAGTTCCCCGATGTTGATCCAGAGAACGATTCTTTCGTAAACCCTGACGCGGCTGAAGCCTTAGTGACTTTGGAGAGTATCTATGTTAACGCACCGGCTCAAACGTAACTTTACCGGAGGGGAGCTATCCCCTACTCTTTCAGCTCAGGTTGAGAACGACCGTTACAAATATGGGTGCCGAAAGCTGCAAAACATGATCGTAAAACCACAAGGCCCAACGTCTAGGCGTGAGGGCTTTTTGTTTATCTACGATTTAACTACCCTGATCGGAACTAACGATAAGTCCATACTGCCTAGGATGATCCCCTTTGAGTATGACAAGGGTAACTCTTATGCTCTAGTATTCTACTACTATACTACTGGCGGGGTGACGACAACTCGTATCGTATTCGCCACGGATAACGGCCTGGTGGAAGATCCTAACGATCCCGGCAATCCGTACATCTATGAGCTTACAGGGATTTTTGCGCTTGAAAAATTTGTTTATAAGCAGTCCAACGATATCGTATATATAGCTCAGCCTGGCCGGATACCGATAGAGCTTAAGCGCTTGGCGCATGATAGTTGGTCAGCTAACGAGGTGACTCTTACCAATGCCCCTACGGATTGGAACAACACTGATGGCTTTCCTCAGTTTGTGGACTTCTACGAGCAGAGGTTGATCTATGCGTCAACCATGAAGCGCCCGCAAACCATATGGTTCTCCAAGTCTGGTAGCTTTTACGACTTTGGTAAACAGACCCCTCAAGTAGCTTCAGACTCAGTTACCCTTACCCTGGATAGCGGTACACAGAATCGGATCAAATGGACAAACTCCTCAAAACAATTGTTGATCGGAACCCACGGCGACGAGTGGGCTATTTCCGGAAGTGGCTACGAGCCTCTATCTTTTACCTCAAATCGCACCGCTCGCCATACCAACCAAGGAAGTGAGAAGGTTCAACCCTTGATGATTGGTAATGTTACTCTCTTCATAGAGCGACATGGCCGTAAGGTAAATCAATTCATTTTTGACTATAACTCGGATTCTTATGATGCTATTGACTTGTCTGCTTTGGCTCCTCACCTTACTGAAAATCATTCGATTTCCGACTGGACCTACCAACAAACCCCCTACGGAATAGTTTGGTGCGTTCGCGATGACGGCACCTTGATAGCCTTGACCTTCAAGCGTGAGCATAAGGTAACTGGCTGGCACGTTCACGACACACAGGGCAAATTTCTGACCATTTGCTGCATACCGGGAAACAGGGAAGACGATTTGTGGGCCGTGGTAGAGAGAACAGTTGGGGGAGTGAAGAAGTGGTACATAGAGAAGAAGGCTCCGGAATTTAAGAGCGATTCGATACTAGACTCCTACTTTCTTGACAGTCATCTCGTATATAACGGGGAGCCGGTAAATGTAGTGACTGGTTTAGATCACTTGGAAGGTATGGAGGTGGGGGTACTGGCCGACGGAAGCGTAGTCTCTAACCGCACTGTAGTAGAT